AAATAGAAAATATGTTTTTGAATCGTTTATCTCGATGTTGGAATTTATCGATTCTATACCGATGCGTTAGTACTAACATTGGTTGTTTGTGGATTTTCATTCATTGAATCTGCGATCTCAAAATAACGTTCCAATCTCATACCAACTTGTTCATACAACATTTCAAGTTGTTGTTCAATAGCTTTCATCTTTTGTGCTTCTTCGTACATCTTAGCGGCATCACGTTTGATTTCTTTCATATCACGTTCCACCATTTTAGCTTCCATCCATTCGTTACATTCTTTAATAGCATATCGTTCTGCTAAATTAACAGCTTCCATAATTTTTTGTGCTGTTTCATAGACACTATCAGCTTTTAATCCTTTACGATATTCGTTGTAAGATTTAATAACCCCGACCATTTTTGATTTTTCTTCTTTGGTCAAAGCGACATAAGTCGATTCCGTAGAGTTTTCCAGTAAATGTTTTAATTTCATACTTTATAAATATTATAGTTCTGATAGAATGTTGTGAATAATTCTTTCAACATTACTATATGGGTTAATTATTATTTTTTGTTCAACGCTTTCATTGATTTTTCCCTGTGGATACATAAAAGCTCCTTGTGTACTTGGATTGCTTACGAAATCAAACGCAATTAAATCAAAATCGTCTTGTACAACATCTGCATTTTCACGCATATCTTTTTTAACACTTCCTAATCCGCGACTACTAATACCCAAAAGAATACCTGATTGTAGCAAGTCTCTTAAAATGTTACCGCTAGGCGTAGGAAGAATTTCAACTGTACCAACTAAATCTTTACTTTCCCACCCCATATCTACGATATTATGACTTACATTTTTTAAGTTAACAACAGATGATTCTGGGTGATCTAATTCACCCATAGCACGACGTTGTTTAACGAAATTTTGCATATATTTCTCAGCTTCTCTCTTCAACACATCTACTGGATACACACGGCCGTTTTGGTTTTTTGCGTCGGCACGTTGTAATACGCCGGTTACGTATAATTTTCCATCTTTAAGAGATTCATTTAAAGATGTTTTTTTAAATTCAAATGGTAAAATATCTATCAGTACTTGTTTCATATATATTAAGCTTTAGGTTGTGTTGTTCCCGTTTGTGCGTTTTGATCTTGAGTAGTCGCATCCTCTTTATCAGCGGTTATTTTGTTTGATGGAACAACATTTTGTTGACTGTTTGGTTCAACTAATGCTTTTGATTTAGCAACTTGATATTGATCCTTTGGCTTCAAATTATCAGCATTGCCTAAAATTTTAAGTTTAAATCCTGGTTTAACAAAGAATTTAGCCACCTTTTGTTTATTTTCCTCACGTCCAATGATTATGATGACATATCTATCATAATAATAATCAATCGCAACGCCTGTTACATTGATTGTATAATCTGTTTCAGGCTGTTTGTATCCTTTACTAGCTCTAACCACAATCTTCTTACCCAAAATTTTATCCTGTATTGACTTTTGAAGATTATTCTTTAATGCTTCAGTCGAACTTTTTAATTTTGTATCAAATGCTGTAAAGTCAGGAAGAACATCGTATGTTTTTAAATCTACTGACGGCGCCGCAGCGGGTTGTTTAGGTTGAGCAGGTTGAGCAGGTTGAGCAGGTTGAGCAGGTTGAACAGGTTGTGGGGCAGCAACTGGTTTATCTTCTTGTTCGTATTTAAGAGTATCAAATCTCTCATACATAGGTAAAGCACCTTGTTTATATCCAATTAAATTGGGATCCATATCAGGATCATTGTGTTGAACCAAACCATTTTCGTCAGTATATGTATCGCCTAATTCAATTGATTGTGCTGGTGTTGCGTAAGCCGGACCACTATACATTTGATTTTCCAACTTATATCCATTACTTCTTTTGATAGCTTTAGCTAACTTATATCCCAATTGTGTCGCTGCTCTAATGTTTCCTGGTCCACGGCGGCTAAATGCAAATGGTGTTCTAGCAGCATCGCCTCCAACTGAAACAGGACCAGACGCGACCGCACCTGTACCTGTTGTACTAGCTTCATTTTTAACCTTTAACTTGGTTAAAATTCGTTTAATCTTTTCTTTAAGATTTTGTTTCATTTTTGACATCAATCTTTTTAATTTCTTCTACTAATTCATACGCATTCAATAAAGATGTCAATTGATTTTCTTTAATTATACCGGCACAAGATTTAGTAGAAAATTGACTAATAACTTCATTTATTTTAATTTTAACTACGTCAGATGTAACATTTTTTACTTGGTCTTTTAATACCAAGCTGATTCTTTTGTATTCTTCATTGACATATTTTGTAAATTTACTGGAATTTGAAACATTGGTAATATATTCCTTCAATAGTTTCTTTTGATCTGGCAATAAATCGTTGTATTTACTATTGAAATTTTCAATTAAAAACTTGTATGCTAACAATCTAACGTCTGCAGTTTGACTTCCATAAACATCCAACGATTCTTGATCCGACTTCTTTTCTTTTGTCAAATTTTCAACGATGTACTCTCTGGATTCTATTAACTCAGTAACTTCAAACTTAACCCCACTTTTATCTTGGTCTTCAAATAATTTATAAATGGAAGCATATAACTTATAATTTGGGATTTTGTTCTTTAAAAAATCATCAATGTTATATTTTTCTTTAATTTCTTTGATGATACTATACTTTTGTTTATTTAATTCACGTTCGTCAAGTTTAGATCGTGTTTGTAATACAACACCCAAAAGTCGTTCGGCCGAAGATACATCTTTACTTTTTTGTTGTAAAATAAAATTATAAAGCTGCACCTCTTTTCCAAGTTCTTTACTTTCGTGGAAGTACTTGAACATTAAATTTTTAGTAAATGATTCATCTTTTCCCGCTAGAATGTCTGATGTAATTTGTCGAGTGAGTAGTTCAAACAATATTCCAGCATTCTTGAATTTTGAATGTTTTGCTTTCTTGTGCATATTATTTATTATTATTTATAAATATAATCAATGTGGTTAAATATATAGGAATTATACTATTCTTTTATATTTTGTTCGTCCATGAAAGAATTTTTGTTTCCTTCCATCAAACTTTCTTTTTCTTGATCCAACGTTTTTAACAAATCTGTCAGCCCCTTAATAGACTCCACAGACAATGGCGATCCATTTTTATATTTGTGCGATACTGATAAATCACTGCGTCTATTGTTTTCTAATGTGCCTAGTGGATCTTCCCCAAAAGGATATTTACTGGCATCTTTTCTACCAGTTTGATCACGTTTTTCTGATAACTTTGGGGGAGTTGATGGTTCACCACCAGCTTCAGCGCCGGTATCTTTACCACTATCATCTCCTCCTTCAGGAGCAGTGTCAGTCCCAGGCTCACTACCACCTGGTTCAGCTCCGCCACCACCGCCGCTTTCACCCTCCTTATCTTTTTTATTTAAAAAGGATAGAGCTGGATCATTGCCTTCTTCTTCAATCTGCTTAAATCTATAATTTCCTTTAGCGTCGTCGATTAGTTGTTTTTGCAGAGTTATCATATCATGATCTGATAAACCAAAGATATTTTCATAAATCCATTTCTTAGAAAATACTTTTTGTTCTTGCATATCTTTGCAAAGTTCCACTTTGCTCTTATATACATCGATTTTTTCTTTTTCAAATATAGTGGACGGATTAGTTAATTCTAGTGTAAAATCTACTAATGATTCGTCTCTATATCCTTGGCTATATAAATGAATAACCGCAATTTTATTCAATTCACTAACCATAATACGTTGTATACGTTCTACTGTTCTAGCAAATCTTATGTCTTCAGCTGCTAATGTAGCTTTACCACTCAATGATTCATCATATCCCAAAAATGCTTTGGGTATCTTAAGTGCTGCCATCATTTTATTACGAAGATACTCAATGTCATCGGTACCAGTCCACTCTAATCCAGATAAATTTTCAATACTGGTTCCACTATCACTACCACGAACAGGCAAGAAAAAGTCCTCTACCATGTTTTGTAGATTGAATCTTAAATTATAATCTCCGGTTTCTTGATCCAAATATGGTACCTTTTTCATTTGGTCCATAATACGTTGCATATGATTGTCAACTTCATTTGGTGGAATATTACCAATATCAACTTTGAAAATGCGTTTTTCAGGCGCACGCATAATACGATGAATTAACATTGCGTCTTCCATCAAACTCAATTGTTTCCAAACACGTCGGGCGCCTTCTAAAGTACTTTTTCCATATGGGAGAAAGTTACTATCGCTCAATAATCTAAAATGAGCAATTTGATAGTTCTCCAAATCCTCCATCTTGTTTCCATATGGCAAATTGACTTGAAATTTAACAAAGTTTTTATTGGTCAAATGTGCATTTTCTACACGTGTTACATAATATGTACTCAATGGTTCTACCAAATAAACACCATATTCAGGGCTAATATGAAGTCGTAGATAAAAATCACCATATTTAACCATACACCGTGACCAACTCCATAAATTAAACTCTATGTTCAAAATATCATAGAATAGATTGTGCAAAATGTTTTTAATTTCATCGTTGGAAGATTTGATATGAATTACTTCACCCATTTCATTTCGGGTTGTACATTCATCTGCATAAATGTCCAACGCAGATGATAGAATTGGATCCATATCCATTGTATCATAATCACGAAATAGTTCTACACGACTGCTTTGATATGATAAATTAAAATCTCTAGTATATTGATTATACGAAGTAGTACGTAATCTATTAAACCTGTCTCTTAAACTATTACGATCTGTAGCGTACTGAATTTCATCAGTATCAATAACTTTTAGTTTTTTACCACCAATGTTGCGAACGATCACGTCGTTTGAAAACAAACGCTTCAAACGAGCGAATAAAGACCGACTCCGTAATTCTTGAAAAGATTTATCTGACATATAATTTATCTATAATATATAAGTATTTACATCAACCAAGTTAAACTTTCTTTTTTGTCATTTACCGTGAAATCCATAGTTTTATGATGATCTGGTACCGCGCTTACTTGTTTCGGAATTGAAATTTGACTTGAGACTTTTGATATTTTTGAAATGATTGCACGGTTATAAGCTATTTGTTCATTTCTAAGCTTCAACGCTGTTTCACGTATCCACAATCCAATTCCAATTGCCATAACTAAATCGTCATTATAACCCCTCATCGCTTCTGCTTTGGGTCCGTTCCAAACGAACACATTCAGTTCTTCATATAATCTTTTAGACTTCATAATCACTTGTTTTTGTCTAAAAAATAACTCCAAATTACTTACGATTAAAGGTCTATTTTTACTAGTTGTTGTAAATCCAGGAATTAACTTTTTATCAGCTGTATTTAATTTATTAGAATATGTTTTTTCTACATCAATCACCGTCAAATCAGTTGCGCTATAAAACGTATTTTGATAGTCTCGGTCAATAATTTGTTGTAATGTAGCCCACCCTATAGTGTTATTTTCTACCACCAATAAAGCATTGTTATATTCAGTAGCAACACTAACCAATAAGTTTCCATAATCTTTTGTAGTTAACTGACCTTTATATTCAGCTACTTGTTCCAATGTTTCTATATCTATAACGTGGAA